AAAAAAAGTAACAAAAAGAAAAATCCAAGAAAAAAAAAAACAAAAAAAAAAAATAATTCATTTGGTGATTGGTTAAGTAATTTATTTTAAACATTTGTTTTATCGATAGCATTTTTAAGTATTTTATTTAGTGGTGTATCGGGTATCCAAGTATTCCAATTATCATAATGTTTATGGATTTTATCAATAAAATCTTTATTATTGTCATCTATAAAAGAAATATCAATTCTTTTAAATTCATCTATTTTATCATCAGGTATAATAATACTATTTAATTCATCTTCATCTTCACATGATTCATCATCACTACTATCTAATGATTCAATATATTGATGATAATCTTCAGTTGCTTGTTTAATATCATCTAATATAGTTGATCTATTTAAGAATTCAAATACTTCATATTTTAAAGCATATTGTATATCTAATTTAGAAACACCATTTCTACCACAATATGTAACATATTTTGATGCTGTTGTAATAGCATTACTAATAAATAGAGATAATAGAATTTCAATATTTTCAATATCTTCATTTGTCAATGACGGTTTAGATACACTACTATTTCCTAATCCTGATTTCATAAAACTGTAGTCACTCATAGTATAATTATATGTATAAAATAAATTTTAAATCAATTTTGAATAAATATATAGAATATTATAAAATTGAATAAATTATTTAAGTATATTATGTAATAAAATGTTATTATGGAAAATTTAAAATCTAATCCAGAAAAATATGCTTATAAAGCTCCTATATCTAATTTAGAAAAAATATTAACTATAGCATCACAAAAATATTATAGTGAAGATGAACCTATTATAAGTGATCAAGTATATGATATAGTCTTAGAAATATTACAAGAACGTGATCCTAATAATAAAATTTTGAATAATATAGGATTTAAATCAACTAATGATAAAATTAAACTCCCATATTTTATGGGAAGTATGAATAAAATAAAAACCAAAGATGGTGTAAAAACATGGATTACTAAATATAATACTCATTCTAAATTTATAATTAGTGATAAATTAGATGGTATATCAGCATTATATACTAATAATAAATTATATACACGAGGTAATGGAGAATATGGAAGAGATATAAGTAGTATTATAAAATATTTAGGTATTCCTAAATTAGATAATGTAGTATTAAGGGGTGAACTTATTATATCCAAAGAAAACTTTGATAAAAATAGAGGAGAATATACTTCTGCTAGAAGTATGGTAAATGGTTTAATTGCGTTAAAATATGGGAATGATTTATTAAGTATATTAGATTTTGTAGTATTTGAAGTAATAGAACCTAAATTGCCTCCATATGATCAATTAGAATATATAAAACAAAAAGGTTTCAAAGTTCCAAATTATAAAATGGTAGATTATGGTCATATTATATACTGGAATAGTGATGAAGATAATTTTTTAAAGAAAACATTGAAGAATTTTAAGATTGATAGTAAATATGATATTGATGGAATTATAGTTACCCATAATATATTATATTCGCGCATAATAGGTAATCCTAAGAATAGTATTGCTTTTAAATCTAATGATTATGGTAAAGTAACTAAAGTGGTTGATATAGAGTGGTCTGTATCAAAATATGGTGTATTAATACCTAGAATAAAGTTTGAAAAGTTAGATTTGGGTTCAATGATAGAATATTGTACTGGATTTAGTGCTAAATATATATTTAATAATTGTTTGGGTCCAGGTTCCAAAATACGAGTTATTTTAAGTGGTGATGTAATTCCGTATATTGTAGAAATAATTAGTAGCACATATCCTAAAATGCCATCTATAGGGTATAGGTGGACCGATAATAAATTACATTGTATTTTATTAGAAGATGATAGTGAATTGTCTAAGAAAAAAATATTACATTTTATAAAGACAATAAAAATAGATTATTTAAGTAGTGGTATAATTTCAAAATTATATGAAAATGGTTATACTACAATATCTAGTATTTTAAATATTAAAAAAGAAGAGCTACTAAATATTGATGGTTTTAAAGAAACATTATCTAATAAATTAATAACATCTATACATACTATTACTTCCAAACCTATATATTTAGGATTATTAATGGTAGCAAGTTTAGAATTTGATAGAGGTTATGGTTTAAAACGGATTAAAAAGATATTAGATAAATACCCTTGTATAATGGAAGATGGTATAACATTAGAACAATTAATAAATATAGATGGTTTTCAAATCAAAACTGCTAAACAATTTATGGATAATTTTGAAGGTTTTAAGATATTTTTAAATAAATTAGGATTAGAATATTATGTTCAATCTGAAGAATCTAATATTAAAATAAACAAAAATCCTAATATTGATGAGAAATATTTTGTAATGACAGGTTTTAGAGATACAGATATTATAGACTATATATCTAATAATGGAGGGGTTATACAAAACGATGTTAATATGAAGACAGATTATTTGATTATAAAAGATAGTGATAGTCAATCTAGTAAATTAAAAAAGGCTAAGATTATGGGTGTAGATATTCTTTTAAAAGAAGATTTTAATAAATTAATTAATTTTAAAAAATAATATATTAGTATATGTCAGCATTAATAAATTCGGCAGCGAAAGGGTCTTCAAATGCAACAAGGAGCTTAAATATAAATGTAAAAAAAAAAGAGAACCAAATAATTAAGTTAGCAGAATTATTAAAAAAATATAACGAAAACCTAGATAGTCCAGAATCTGAAAGTTCAATTATGGACAGAATTGGAGCATCTAAAGAAATTGTAGCATTACATCCAGATGTTATATACATATTAGAAGCAAGTTATTTAATTAAGAAAGAATCTGAATTATTATCATTTAATAACAGACGTAAAAATTTTGGAATAAAATTATTTATAAGTGATCCAGATAGAACTATAAAATCTAATAATGATGAATCTGAAAAAATTGGAATAATATCACTTCTTGATGGTTTATCGGATAAGGTTTCAGAACGAGAGAAACAAACTAATTATGCTCTTTTAAATAGAATACAAGATATTAAAAAGTCATATATAACTGGAAATACTTACAAAATTTTTAAAAAAGATTCTGAAATTAACAAACTATGTCAAAATTTAGAAACACTTAAAGAAGGTACAATTTTTTATATTTCATTAAATTATCGTGTAAATAATATTAGCACTGTAACTAAAAAAATATCTGAATTAGGTGATATTACAGGAATATTTAAAGTATTAGCAGAAGCGATTATTGATTCGGAAGATAAATGTGGTATAATAGGCAATACATGCGCATCAATAAACGAAGGATTATATGTATTTTTATATTTGATAAATAATGTATTTTCTAGTAGTAAATGTCAATTTAAGGTTAAAGAAATAGGAAATATAACAATGTCAAATGATATGATGATTCAAAAATACAAATTGATAAAACATACAAGATCCGCTTTACAGAATGAAAATAAAGATGTAGTCAATTATCAAGATATAGGACAAGCAGAAACGAAATTCGGAGGTGGAATGCGTAAATCAAAAAGAAAAGTAGTTAGAGGCAGAAAGCAAAAATCAAAAAGAAAAGTAGTTAGAGGAAGAAAGCAAAAAAAAAATAAATAGTATAAAGTAATATAAAATTGAATTACCTGTTAATTGACTTAATATATTAATTCATAATTTATGTCTTACAATATAATTTATGGAAAAGGTCGTACACCTAAAGAAGCATTATTATATGCTAAAATAAATGAAATAGGTCACGGAACTAAACCATCTTTTTTAAAAAAAACAAATGTAAAATATTTAGAATATAGTAATACACTACAAGCAGATTTATTTATGGCATCTTTAGATTTTAGAACTAGAGAACCGACAATATCAGAAGAAAAAGCAAAAAAAAAGTTAAAGAATAATTATGGTGAACAAGAATATAATACTATAATAGATATATATAGGAATATAGATAGCAATTATTCTATATGTTATAAAATAGATTCGGATACGTCAAATGATATAAATTTATATAAATTTCTATATTAATAGTAATGGATAAGTCTAATATTATGTATGTATTATTAATTTTTTTATTTTTGAAATATGGAATAAAAGAACTAAGTATTATTTATTTACTTATAATTTCAGTAGGGATATTATATTTTGTAAAAAAATACATGAAAGAAAGTAAAACTACAACTTCTAAAATAAAATTAGATGAGGATGTTGATAGTATTTTAAAAAACATAGAAAAATATGATAATAATAATTTGGTTTTAAAAATAAGAAAAAATTATAAAAATTTAAATAAATATTTTAAAAAATCTAAAAAAACTTTTAGAGATAAAGGAGATATAGATTTTCTCAAAGAAAAGATATTAGATTATATAAATAGTTTAAATGTATCTTATGACGATCCTATTATAGATAATGTCTATAATTCTATATCTAAATTGATAGATAGTAAATTATAGTAAAAATCCATTCCATTTATTTTTTGATTTTAATTTTTTTATTTCTTTTTTAATTTGCCACATTTCTAAACTAGATATTTCTTTTAAATCGCTTTCTAATTGTTCTTTATAATTAGGATCTTTATTACATTCTATAAGTCTTTTTATTTCAGTTTCATCTTTTACACTATCATAACAATCTTGGACCATATGTGTAAGTTTCGGTTCAAATACATTAGCCCAGTCAATAGCACCACGTTGAGCTGTAGTAGAACAATTTTTATATAACCAATCCATACCATTATCATCAATAATTGGATAAAGACTACTTAATGCTTCTTCTATAGTTTCATGATATGCTTCAAGAGGACTATGGCCATTATTTCTTAATACTTTATATTGTGCCAAAAATGCTGCTTGTATCATTCCCATAAGTATACATCGTTCACCTGTTAGATCACTTAACACTTCTTTTTCAAATGTAGTTTCAAATATATAGTTATTACCTATAGAGAATGCCAACCCCATACAAATATTATAAGCATTATTATAATCATTATGAATAGCAAACGAAGATGTAAAACCTTCACCATTTAAAAAATGATCTCGAACTGTTTTACCGGAACATTTAGGTGAGATCATTATAATATTAATATCATGTGGTGGTGTAATATTTGTATAATGATTATAATGAATACCGAAACCATGTGAAAAATATAATGTATTATTTGGATATAAGAATTGTTTAACATTATTCCATTGTTCTATTTGTCCATTATCCGAAATAAGATATTTAATTACGGTTCCTTTATGTGTTGCTTCATCAATATTAAATAAATTTTTATTAGGCACCCAACCATCATTAACCGCATTATTCCAACTACTACCATTAGGTCTTAATCCTAATAAAACATTATGATTATTATCTCTTAAGTTAAGAGATTGTGATCTTCCTTGAGGACCATAACCTAATACAGAAATAGTTTCGTTTTCCAATAATTTTTTACATTTATTTGGGGTATATTTATTTGATAATATAATAGGTTGTTTGATATTATTAATATTTATACTGGTTGAATATGCTCTTTTAAAATGTCTAAACATAGTTATTTATGTAAAAATTTGTTTAAATAAATAAATAAAATATTATATTATATTAATGAAAGTAAATATCATAATAAGTTTTATATTATTAGTAATAATATATTTATTATTAAAATGTAAAGAATCATTTCATCCAACTGTAAAAAAAACAAACGAAAATAATATAGATACGCCGTTACATAATTTTGATAAAGTAGATTATGATAATTACATGTTAATAGGTGATGGTATACAAGCAAATATTAATAATAATGTTCCTAATGATTTAAATAAAGTTAATATTTGTAATGAATGTAAAATACAAAAATGTGATGGTATGGATTGTCAGCAATGCGATACTTATTGTAAACCATTTTTAGAAAATAATATAACAACTATGTCATCGTCTGAACCAGAAACACAACTCGATTCTGATTCAGATTCAGATTCAGAATCCGAATCAGAAAATAATATAACAACTATGGCAGCAGAAAATAATATAACAACTATGGCAGCAGAAAATAATATAACAACTATGGCAGCAGAAAATAATATAACAACTATGGCAGAAGATACTCCAAAAATAACAACTAAAAATAATCAAACTGAAGCAAAATATGCTATAATTTCAGTTAAAGATTTTTTTGGATTATAATATCATTAAAATAAATATTTATGGATTAATCCCATGGACAACTTGTTTTAGTATTATTACTATCAACACATTCGAATTTACCTTTTTCATTGCCTGTTAAAGCAATTTTTAATTTAGTTTCTGAATTACTAAGCATTTCTTTTAAATCGCTTTTAGTTAAAGATTCTGATTTTTTTTTTAAATCTTCACGTTCTTTAATAGTATAATCGTCTTTAATGTACCGCCCGCTTTGCATTTTTCCAACAATACTCACAGCTACAATCTCACTAAATTGTCCTTCTTTAAGCATCTTATTACGCTGTACATTGTCGTTACTTATAACAAATCTACTATTAAATGATTGTTGTGGATAGATAGATACATCATTCGGCTCGGTCCATTTACTTCGATTTGGCCATCCCATCGTTTTAATATTTCCAGCTTCCGGACTGGGAATGAGATATACATAATATTTATTACGGTTATTTGGATCTGTAGCACATGTAAAAGGTGATGCTTTTTCGTTATCTTTTCTAACTTCTTTACTTCCATGGGCGCGCCAATGATATTTTGCTTTTTCTAAAGGTGTTTTGTTTCCATGTGTTCCACCTTTAATCCAATCTTTATCAGCTCCATTCTCTACACTAGCAATAGGATCATCTTTTCCTTCATCAGTCAAACCAAATGCTTTTCTAAGTCGAAGATTATTATCTAAATAACATTGTGCTTCAGAATCAGTAAGACACATAAATGGAGAGTTACGATTCTGTTCATTATATCCAAATATTTCCCAATGAGCTTTTGCTTTATCTATAAGTTCTCTTCCGTTATTAATAGATGAGATTTTTACTGGATCAGCGGAGGGCCAATCCCCACCCAT